AAACAGAGTTCACAAAAAGAGTACGAAAAGAGAAAAGAAGCTGAAAAAGCTAAAAAAAATGAAACCGCTAATCCTCAAGACGGTAAATCTGCTCCATACGGTTCTGGATATAAACCAGTAAAAGAATTAACTAAAGAAGATATAGCTAATCTTATAACAGGATTAATACATGAAGCTCAAGGTAAAGAAGTCTTAATGGAAAAAGACGACAGATGTACTAGGATTGCTAAACGTAAATATGACACCTGGCCATCAGCATATGCTTCAGGAGCAGTTGTAAGATGTAGAAGAGGTGAAATTTGGAAAAAAGAAAAATAATGCCAGCAAAACTTAAACCTAGTACGAAAGAATATGCAAGAGATGCCAGAGGCAGAATGACTAATAAGTTTACTTGGAAACATTATACACCTCATAATACATCTACTGAAGAATTAAAAAAGATGTATGAGAGCAGTTCATACAGTAGAAAAAAGAATATAATAAAAAGAGAGTTAATTAAAAGAAATGCCTTTAACTAAAAAATCAGATGCAGGAGATTACGTAGACGATTTTAAAAAATCTAAGGCTCCTCAATTTAAAGGTAAGTCTAAGAAAAAGAAACGTCAAATGGCAATTGCTGCTTTTCTTTCTAATAAAAATGAATTGACTCAATTGATAAGAGAGGTTATTAGAGAATCTGAACCAAAAAAAGGAACCGGTAAAAAGCCAAAGGGTTCTAGCCGTAGGTTATATACAGATGAAAATCCGAAAGATACTGTAAAAGTAAAATTTAGTACTAGACAAGATGTAGTTGATACATTAAGTAAAAAAACTTTTAAAAGTAAATCACACGCCAGACAGTCTCAAGTTATTAATCTTATACACCAAAGAGTTAGAGCAGCAGTCGGTAGAACTAAAGATCCTCAAAAGAAAAAAAGATTAAAAGCAGCTTTAAAATATATTACTTCTAGAAAAGAGGCTTCGAAAAGAAAGACTCAAAGAATGAAGAAAGAAGATATAAATGCTGAAAATTTTAGAGACGGTAAAAAGAAAGGTAAAAGCAGACCTGGTAGAGTTAAAAAAGCAGGAGCTAGCTGTAAAGGCTCAGTAACTAGTTTAAGAGCTAAAGCAAAAAAATATGGTGGTGAAAAAGGAAAGATGTATCACTGGTGTGCTAATATGAAAAGCGGTAAAAAGAAATGAGAATAGCAAACACAGTTTTTTCTAAACAGGCGTATTATACGGAACCTACTTTAGAGGTAGATGTTTTACGCGATCCTAATTGTGTAGACTTATTTGATCAGAATGGATATCATTTAACTAAAGCTGAACAAGCATTTTTAGTTGCAAATGGATACGATCCTATAGAAAGAAGACATGAGGACTGTTTAAGACAAGATTGGATAGTATGGGATAAAAGAGAAGGAGCCCATATAAATCACTCAGACATATTTGAAAGAAAAGGATTTAACGGAACAGCTAAATTACAATTAGAAAAGTTTGCTGTAACTAATCCTATGTTATATAAACTAGTAAAAATGAAACCTAAGTGGGGTATAGATATCTCTATTGACTACGTATCTGAAGATGCAGTATTCGAAGTTTTTCATTATGAATGGGATTCATTTGACTATAATGCAGTTGTAGAAAAAAAGCTAGAGATAGAACAGTTTATTTTATCTAAAGACTGGGATGATATAGCTAAAATTTTATGGAAAAAGAAGGATCTATGGTACAATTTAAATTTCTTTGACCAGACTCAATGGCGTACTGATTTTTTTGGGCTTTCCCCGGAAAAGTTTAAAAATGTTATTTGGGAAGATTAATCTATTTATTTATATACGTATATAAACTAAGAAACTATGACCTACGAGGAAATAAAAACCCGATTGGCTAAATGCGAGTTTACTTTAAAAAGTATAAAAGACGGGTCTTATAAAAATCTTTCTGCACAAGATTTAGAAGAAAAAACTGCAAAATTAAATATTCTTAAAGAATCTTATAAAAAAATGCTTTCTGAAGAAGGAAGAGTAAGAACCTCAAATAGTGATAAAGCAGAAAAATTAGTAGATAAAGGTATAGATGTAGATTTAGTTGAACCTGAAGATTTAAAAAATGAATTAGAAGGAGATACTGAATCGTCCGCTATAAGTGATTTAGGTCAAAATGAAACTGCTAAAGTAGCAAAAGTAACAGGAAAAGCTGTAGTAAACGTACAAAATGAAATGGGTCTTGGTGTTAAAAGCGCTAAAGCTGTTAATATAACTCCTGATTCTTTTAGCATTGAAATAATTTTTAGCACAGGCTCTGAAGAAGAGTATAAATTCAGAATTGAAGATGGCTATCTATTTTTAGATAATTTTGAATATGGAGGAGGAGTTTTTGATAAAAAATTAGCTCCGGTTGGAATAAAAGCTGATGGAAAGCCTTTACTTCATCAAGACGTTATAAATAGAGAATTAAAAAGCGTACTAAACAATATTATGGGTAACCCAGCTAACAGAGGAGATAGATTTAAAAATGAAACTATGTCTGATAAAGAATTTCAAGATGCCAAAGAAGCTGAAAGACTAGAAAAGCATCCTGAAAGAGATAAAATCAAAAAGATACAAGCAATGATTGCTAAAGAAAGAAGGAAGAAAAATATAAAAGAAGGAGAATATGCTGCTGATAAGTATAACGTAAACGTTTATGGTTATCAAACTAAATACTATAAAATTTGTCCTGGCGCTAAATCGTTTATACAAGATGTTGTAGATGGTAATTATGGAGAACTTAACAAAGAAGAAGTTATAAGACTTGCTAAATTACATGATGTATTATTTAAAATGGAAATAAGAGCGTTAAAAGATTCTTCTTATGCTACAAAAATTTTAGATGATGCTCAATACGTATCTGCTACTATCAAAGACCAAGTTTCAAGCATGGGTCTACCAGTTGATAGAGTTGATTATTTAGACGGTCATATAGAAAAAATAAAAGATGCTAGTCTAGGAATAGATGAATTTTTAGGTTTCGGAAAGAAAAAACCTAAACTATATAAACATAAATCGACTACTTTATTTATGAGATATGTTTTTATGGATAGAATTGAACAAGAGTTTGAAACTTATTCACCTAGACAGCAAGCCGGTATAAATAATATACTACAAGCAATCGACGGCTTTTTTTCTAGGTCTGACCTTTCTAAGCTTAGAGATAATATAGGATTTACAATATACCCTACTGGAAAAAAAGGAGCTTTAAAAGAAGATAACACAGAAGTATTTATAACTATAGATAACCCAAGCGGTCTAAATAGAACTGCTAGACCTAAAGTTGCTCTTAAGTACGTAACAGAGTTTACAGAATTTTTAATGAAAAAACCAGGATTAGATGTAAGTAAAGGCACAGGAAAAAGAGGAGCAGGAACTACAGCCTTCGATATTTTTATTCCTGTTAAGTTTGAAGAAGTAGACGTTAACGAAGCTTTAGACCAAATAGGTAAAATCCAAAAACTTATCAGTATTAAAAAAAATAATGAAACTAAAGGAGCACCTTCCGGTCATTATTTTACCGCTTCAGGTAACTTGGTTAAAGGTAGATTAACAAAAGCTGCTAGAGAAAAAGGAGCTAGATTAAGTGATCCAAAAGATAAACAAAGATCTAAAGTACCTCCAGTAACTCAATATAACGAAGAAGAAATAGATAGCCCAGAATATTACTTCGAATATTTAAACAAATTAAGGGATTCAGGTGTAACTAACATGTTTGGTGCTGTTCCTTATTTACGAGCTGAATTTGGTTTGGATAGAAATACAGCTAGACAAATACTAGCTACATGGATGAAATCATCTATGAAAGAAGCATCAGCTGAATTATCTAAAGCTGAAAAAAAGAAGTTAAAAGATATGAGTAAGTCCTTAAAAAAATCTTCTAAAGGTCATGCAGGACAGGCTAAGTATCTCGATAAATTAGTTAAAGAAGGCGATTTAGTTTACTTAGATGACGGTGATATAGATTTTATAAAAAGCTTTGTAGCAAGATTAGGGTATGATAAAGACCCAGTAACCGGTGAAGAATTCAGTAAATTAAAACAAATACTCAAAGCTGTAGTTAGATCATCAGAAGAGGATACCCTTACACTACAAGAGGGTGACTTATATTATATAGGAAAAGAAGAAAAGATAAAGCTTTTAAGTATTTTAAAAATGCTACAATCTGGTGAAGTAGGACAAGATGTAGGTATGATCAAAAAAGCAGCTGAACTTTTAAAGGATATGTTGAGGGGATTCGGAGATGACCGCAACGAAGCAATTGAAGACAAAGAATTACCTAAAGGTAAACACTCAGTATCTACATTACAAAAAGTTCATGAGTTGATAGTAGATAAAATGAAAGAGCTTAATGATCTGAGAAAAGAAAAAGGCGGTGACCACATGTACCAAGGAGGTTCTGAACCAGGTAAACACTCAGTAATGGACCACTTAAAAGCTCTTACTAAAAAGAAAAAACAAGTAGAAGCTGCTTTAGAAAAAGCTGTAGCAAATGTAGGTAGAGGTCAAGAATTAGATCCTAACGTACAGGAAAATGTAGATCAAGATGAAGCTTTAGATAGATTAAGAGATATTGTTGGACGAGTAGAAGAGCTTGGAGAAGAAGCTAGAGATATAGTTAGACAGAATTTTCCTAACGAATTATCAAGAATGGACGGTTATGGCGTATTCAATATGGTTTACTCAAGTAACAGATATGATACTACATTAGGTAGTGAAGTAGATAGATTAGAAGATTATGGGTATGATGATTTAGATGATGATGATTATCCGATGGAGGGAAAAGAGCTTAAAGAAGGTACTGATATGTACGAAGGAGATAAATTTTCAATGAAAAGATTTGCAGGACCAAATGGCATAGCTCTACAAATAACTGCTCCTAAATTAAAAGGAGGTGGATACCAATATATTCAAATAGACGGAGATACAGTAAAAGAATTTGCTAGAGCTGCAGTACACGTAGCTCAAGAATTTCATGATATAGATAGACAGTTCCCTGTAAATGAAGATACTGATATAGGTCATCAAGATGATGAACCTGGTATGCTTAAAAGTACAGCATATGAAGCAGCAACTTTTGCAGCTAAGTTATATAAAAAATTAGCTAAGTATGATCAATTTGATGGAGAAGTTGATTTTCCTAATTGGTGGCAAAGTAAATTAATACTGTCTAAAGATTACTTATCTAAAGCATTCCATTATTTAGATTCAGAAGAAAAACAACCTATTATTGATAAATTAGCATTAGAAGGAAAAAATGAAAAAAAAGGATCTTAAAAATATAATCTTAGAAGCTTACACAGAGGTTCTTATAGAACAAGAAGACAAAGAGAGTTTTGATCTTGATGATGAACTAGAGGATAGAAATATAATTCCCTGGAAAGATATTCCTAATAATATAAAAGCATCTTTGAAAAAAAATGTAGACTATAAAGGAAGACCTGCTCCTGGAGACCCTACTAGAGATTATGTAGATAAAGAATATGAGACTTATTATTATACCACAGCTTATAATAAAGAGACTAATTCATATAAACATGCAATAATAAGACTACCGTCTTTCGAAAATCTTTATAATAGGTATGCTAAAATTTTAAAAGATATAAAAGTTTTAATGGGTAGGGATTCTGTAAAATCAGATCAAGAAGCTAAAGATCTTTTTGAATTAATAAAGACTAACTTTAGAAAAATGCAATCTTATCTTAGAAAAAATCACCCTGAACAATATGAAAGATTTAAGATAAGAAGAGCAATGGAACAAGTCTTGAATGAAGGTAGTAAACTAAATAATACTATAGGAGCTTATTTAAGATACGAACTCAATGAAAATTTATCAGATTTAGTAAACGAACAAGAACCTGAACCTGAAGAACAACCTGATCCAAAAGCACCCAAAGAAACAGTATTAGAAGATTCAACTGATATCATGCTTAATAAATTTCCTACATTAAAGAATGCTATTGTTAAACTTCAGACTGAAGACTTTAAAGAATTTGTTGAAAGTATTGATTGGGTTTCTCCTAGACCTACATCATTCAGAGTAAATTTAAAAAACGGTCAAGATTATATACTTAAATGGTTAGGAGATGGTTTTCAAGCTCAAATAATGGGTAAAAGATACTATTTAAATAAAATTTCAGAATACCAGCAAGCATTAGATAAATTAGAAGTATTATATAGACAAGCACCTTTAGCATCTGGCGGAGAAGCAGGTGAAGCAGGAACAGATGTAGATTCAGCCGATACTGGTGGAGGAGGAGATTTTCCTGGAGCTGATGCTGGAACTGGGGCAGGAACTGATTTAGATACACCTGATGCTGGAGGAGAAGAAGGAGGAGCAGACTTAACTGATGAGCCTATAGACTTCGAAGAACCAGCTGAAGAACCTGAAGCATAATGGACGTAATAGATAAATTATATACTGAATGGGCTTGGAGAACTAAATCTGGAACTCCTGATTATAATAATCCTGAAGATAAAGCTATACTTGATTCTATATTAGAAGAAATAGGAGTTAAAGAAGATCAGCATAATGAACCTGAACCTGAAACTACAGCTGCTGCTGGAGGAGATGATTATGAAGCAGCTATAAAAAAAGAATTCGATGGCAAAATACCTGAAGTATTAGGTCTTTATGCTGTTCCTAACGAAACTACATCAACAAAAATAACTAATAGTACTGATAAAGCTAATTTCAAAAGACTTCATAGTATTAAACCTGGAGGTAATGCAACTATAGGTAAAGGAGAATTAGCACTATATTGGTTATATAAATTTCAAAAATCTAATATAGGCACAGTTTCTGATAATAGAGGTGGAGTTGATAACCCAGATTTAAAACTTGGTGAAAAATTTGTAGAGGTTAAAGCCTATAAAGGAAGCGGAAAAACTAGTAATAAAATTAAACTAGGAGGGGTATCTAAGGAACATAAAAGTATAGGGTTATTTAAAGCAATTTTTGGAATTGGTGCTCTAACTAAATTTTTTAATCCTCAAGAAAAGCTCAAAAAAGTTGTTTTAGCTAATAACTTTTTACCTGATGAGCTTATTAATGCATGTAACGAAGTATTTAAACTTAAGGATATAGACTTAACACAACTAGCAACTGAATATCCAATTTTTAAAAATTTAGAAAATAATATTAATACAGTTCTCCGATTAACTGATAATCCCGAATCAGGTTTAATAATGGCAAGTAGAGCACTAGGGGAATTAGCAAAAACAAAATTTTCAAGCAAACCTGGTATCGACCAATTGATAGTAGATGTTGACACAGATGGTAACGCAGATTGGTTTAAAGTTACTAACTCAGGTCTTGAAAAAGATGATTTATATAAACACGTTACAATAAATAACGGAATCCTTACAGCTGACTACAAAGCTATTTTTGGTAAAGGCAATGTACAAGGTGAAGAATCGTAGTTATGGCACAAGACATAAAAAAAATAATCGCACAAGAATATCTTAAGTGCGCTAAAGATCCGGCGTACTTTATGAGAAAGTACTGCTATATTCAGCATCCTACCAGAGGTAGAATTCTTTTCAACTTATACCCTTTTCAAGAAAAAATCCTTCATGTATTTAAAGATAATCAGTATGTTATTACTTTAAAGTCAAGACAGCTAGGTATATCTACATTATCAGCAGCTTATTCACTCTGGTTAATGATATTTCATAAAGATAAAAACGTATTAGCATTAGCAACTACTCAAGCTACAGCTAGAAACTTAGTTACTAAAGTTATATTCATGTATGACCAGCTTCCTAAGTGGTTAAAACTACCCTCAGTAGAAAAAAATAAACTATCGCTAAGATTAAAAAACGGTTCAAGAATAGCAGCTAAATCTTCTAATACTGATGCAGCAAGATCAGAAGCAGTATCGTTACTGCTAATTGATGAGGCAGCTTTTATAGATAATATTGATGAAACGTTTACTGCTGCTCAACAAACATTAGCAACAGGTGGTCAGTGTATGGCTTTATCTACTCCTAATGGTGTAGGTAATTGGTTTCATCTTACATGGGAAAAAGCAGTAGTAAAAGAAAATAGTTTTATACCTATAAGATTACCTTGGACGGTACATCCTGAAAGAGATGA